ATCTAATGGATACATGTCAATTGACACCCAAGAAACGTATGAAGAAATTAAAACTTTGATTCAGGACTCTTTTTGATCCATTCGTAAACTTTATTGGCGGCATCTTCAATGCTGCCGCCAATTTGAGGTCTACATACAACTAATTTCATACACCACTTGCGCAATCTCATATCATTGCGCTTTCTAAAATACTGAACTACTTTTTTTATCATAATCATATCAATTAAAGTTAGTGCCCGCGATACCTTCTACGGATTCTTCCACGTATCGAGACGTGACGGGCTGTATGTTGAATCACTTAGATAGCGTTATAGCTCGCCTTAACTGCTATATGCTTACTGATAAAGACTTTTCGGACTTCCAAGTGATATATGTAACTAATTCGAACCTTCAACCGATCACGGCATTCCTGCTACGGTTGAATTTCTTTTCGTATGATCCAATATGTCAAAGAACTATTTAGTAGTACTTGCGTAGAATATTCTCTACGTCTACGCAAGCTTTTTTCTAAATCCGCCCGACTGGTTTCCCTTACTATCAGCGCTGAACATTGTAGGAGCCTTATGTCGGATTATGAAGACCACCTTTTTGCGGATTTACATTTTATCTCCAAGAACTATCACGATTTATATAATCAGCATGATTGCCAGCAAAGAACGATTTCAACACATTACCATTGTTAACATTGAACACCGGCTTGAAGGACTTTTTATCTTCTTCAATCTCCCTGTATTCTTTCTGCTGTCTCTTTGCCAAGAACCAAGCCTTTTTCAAAGCTTCACCCAAAGAGATACGACGATACGCTTTCAAAATGTGAGCGTGTTTCATTATCTCACTGTTATTGAATTTTCCGTTTTCTGTCAAAAATGTAAATGCGTTCATCGTCTTACCTATTTTTAGTTATGTAAAAAATTTGCTTTTCTCGCTCAAACTTTGCACCTTTGTGGTGTTGGATGTTGTTTGATGTTGCAAAGATACGCACTTTTGCGAATCATGCAAATTTTATGCGAATTTAATTCGCAAATAAAAGTTTTATTAACAATAATGCGAATCTTCAACCTGTAATATGGAAGTATTTGAAAGGATTAAAGAAGTAAGAAAATACTTTTTCCATGATAATAACATGGAATTTGCTAATTTCATGAATGAGAAAACATCTACTACAAGTGGATGGGTTAGTGGAAAAAGAGGAATCGGAAAAAGTGTTTTAGATAAAATACTGTCTAAAATTCCTGACGTAAATCCTACTTGGCTACTTACAGGAGAAGGCGAAATGCTCAAAACTACCAATAATACACCCCAATATAATGAAGCTACGCCCATCCAACAAGACGTGGTTTATATCCCGTTAGTTAATCAATTCGCTTATGCGGGTTATTTAGATGGATACACAGACGCATCTTACATGGAGCAATTACCTAAAATACCATTTATAGTAGATAAAGAAGGACATGGAAATTATATAGCCTTTGAGGTCAAAGGAGATAGTATGAATAATGGAACCGAAGAAAGCTATCTAGAAGGCGATAGACTTTACTGTCGTGAAATCGCTCCATACCTTTGGGCAACTTCCAAATTACATCTTCGCAAATGGGATTTCGTTATAGTGCACACCGATGGAATCATAGTTAAGCGCATTATAGATCATGATGTGGAAAATCACACTATTACTATTCATTCATTAAATGATATGTACCCTGATCGAGTTATTGATTTGTGCGATGTAAAACAGATTTTCAATGTTATAGAATCAGTTAGACCTAGAAGAAGATAAAATAAGAATAACAATCGAATATTAAATTAATTAAAACACAAGATTATGAAAAAGGCACTGCTATTAATTTCAATCTTTTTATTACCAACATTTTTGCAAGCATGTAGTGATGAAGACGACAACCAAAGATGTCAGGCAATAACTAAAGATGGAGACCAATGTAAACGTAATGCAGAAAAAGGAAGCATCTACTGTTGGCAACATAAAAAATAGCAATAAATTTAATGGGAAATTTTACTGAAGATTTAGCAAAAGGGTTTATACGGTCTGCTGTGAATCAAGTGGGACGAGATGGAGGGAAAGTGATAAGTAACTCTATTTATGGGAATGCACATAGTACCCCAATAAGAGGTATCGGAAAAAATACACATAACCAATTTTTCGATGAATCAACCAATGAGGTCATCTCCCCCGAAGAATTAAGATTAAGAGCAGAAGCAGAAGGGTTTCAAGTATCTTTATTTAGATATAACGCTGGCATTAAAATAGTACTCTATATTGTTTCTTTATTTTTTGCTATTTTAGTAGTACCTTCTATTATTATATTCATATTTGGTATCATGAAATTTTTTCAAAAAACAGTATTCATGAAGAAATCTGTTTTAGTTGCACAATTTGTACCAGATAGAAGATATAAAGATGGGCGCAGGCTGAACGGACATGTAAAACAAGATATAAGAATAAAAGTACCTTGTAATCCTTCCGAGCGAAAATCACTAATAAAAGCAGGCATATTATATATTTTACTCTCATTGTTTTTACTGGTCCCTATATTCTTATGGCGCTCTGTCGTTGAACAACAGAACATAGAGTATTATAAAGATATTATAGAAAATGCAGAAACAGAGAAAGCACATATTAAAGAAGACTTTGAATTATTTAAAGACACAGTGATATATAATAAAAAGATGAATGAATTTAATGAAAAGTACCAAAAGGCAGTAGAGTATTTAAATTCACACAATCAAACAAAATCGGATAATCAAAAAACTAGCTTATGAAAAAGATATTATTCTTAATATTAATTTTTACCATATTAATGACGGGATGTTCATCAGGTAAATATTATATATATCAAACAGAATCTAAAATAGATTTACAACCTACAAAAGATAATTTTCTTCCTTATATGTATGTTCCTAAAGGAAAACATATAGTTATCAAAGAGAGTCGTAGCACTGTAAAAAAAGCCCAATATGGAAGTCATAAAGGATATATTTGTGGAACTTATAATTTATCAAACCCTATACAAATATCCTCTAAAGATATAAAACATCTAACTTTTAACTCTACAGATTCCACCTATTACTTTAAAGGAAAAAGAATAGATTTTACAGAATCAATCAAGACAAAATCCTCATATTCACCTTCACGTTCCACTGGTACAGGTCGAGTACAAGTAAAAGGATATTATAGAAAAGATGGAACTTATGTACGACCTCATACAAGAAAATCACCAACCAAAAGAAAATAAGCTTATGAAAAAGATCATTTTATTAGTATGTGCAATCACTGCACTTTGTTCATGTGGGGGATCAGGTAATCAAAACGAGAAAAAAGTAAGAGAAGTAGTAGAAGCCAAACTGAAAACAGAAATGAATGATTGGTCTAGCTATGAGTTTGTTTCTGCGGAAGCCATTGATACTATAAAGTATATTGATAATATCAACTATCGAAAAGAATACTTCCAAAAAAGCATTGAAAACAATAAAGGGGCATCCAATTATGGATTAGATTATTCTTCTTCAATAACTAAAGATAGTATAATACTTATTGGAATAGATTCTATTCAAAATGCGATGGGCGATAAAGTCAATGAAGATGTAGCCTATTTATACAAGTATAAATTTAGAGGTAAGAATAAATTAGGAGCTGTAATCTTGGACGAGTACCTTATATATATTTCGCCAAACTGGGAAATAATTCAGATGACGAATGATCCAAAGAAACTTTATAATAATCCCGGAGACTTCCCCGGATATGTTGATCTTGTTAAAAAGAACATGTAATACCAATAATAGCCCGTCTAAAAAACGGGCTTTTATTTTATTAATAAATCTCTCCACATTCCTAGATGTTGTGCAATTGTTGTGCAACACACATAAATTAAAAATCGCAATCCATTAATTAATAATGAATTGCGATTTTTCATTGTGACCCCGGTGCGATTCAAACGCACGACCTTCAGAACCGGAATCTGACGCTCTATTCACTAAGCTACGGGGCCATTCTTTCTAAATGCGAGGACAAAAGTATAAAAAATCTTCTCATCTTCCTAATGATTCTCCTTTTTTTATAGTTCTTAAGGTACTTCCCTATATTAGAAGACTGTTATTTTGAAATGCTTTAGAGCATTTACTTTATCAAATTGACAATCTTTTAGAGAATATCCATTACATATATCAATTTTATTCCTATCTTTGCCGACAATTAACATTTAACAAACCTATGAGTTACTTGATAAAACCTAAGAACTATAAGCCGCTACTCGACCTCAAACAGACCGAGCTGGGAATCAAGCAAATAAAAGAGTTCTTCCAATTAAACTTGTCATCCGAACTACGCCTTAGACGTGTGACTGCCCCTCTTTTCGTATTGAAAGGAATGGGTATCAATGATGATTTGAATGGAATAGAACGACCTGTTTCTTTCCCAATCAAAGATCTGGGCGATGCGCAAGCCGAAGTGGTTCATTCATTGGCTAAATGGAAAAGGTTGACCTTAGCTGACTATCACATCGAACCGGGATATGGTATTTATACGGATATGAATGCTATTCGGTCAGACGAAGAACTGGGCAATCTGCATTCTCTCTACGTAGACCAGTGGGACTGGGAACGTGTTATCACCAATGAAGACCGGACTGTGAACTTCCTAAAGGAAATCGTCAACCGTATTTATGCGGCTATGATCCGTACAGAATATATGGTATATGAAATGTATCCGCAAATCAAACCTTGCCTGCCACAAAAGCTACATTTCATTCATTCAGAGGAATTGCGCCAGCTTTATCCGAACCTGGAACCTAAATGTCGCGAACATGCCATCTGTCAGAAATATGGAGCTGTGTTTATCATAGGAATAGGCTGTCAACTTGGTGATGGCAAGAAGCACGACGGACGTGCACCGGACTATGACGACTACACTACCAAAGGACTGAACGACCTGCCCGGACTAAACGGCGACCTCCTATTGTGGGACAATGTACTGCAACGCTCCATCGAATTATCATCGATGGGAATCCGTGTAGACAAAGAAGCCTTGCAACGTCAGTTAAAAGAAGAAAAAGAAGAAAAAAGACTGGAACTTTATTTCCACAAGCGATTGATGAATGACACCCTTCCCCTGTCTATCGGAGGAGGTATCGGACAATCCCGCTTGTGTATGTTCTACCTTCGCAAAGCTCACATCGGAGAAATACAAGCCAGCATCTGGCCCGAAGATATGCGCAAGGAATGTGAAGAACTTGAAATACACCTTATATAA